CTACACTTCTACTGACTTTGTTAATGGCAAAGGCGTAGAGACTGGCAAGATTGGTAACCTGTACGGTGTTGACGTATATGTTTCTACTAACGTACCTACTCTTGAGTCAGGCGTTCGTGGCGCACAGTTGATCCACAAGGACACCAACGTTCTTGCAGAGCAGCAAGCTGTACGTTCACAGACTCAGTACAAGCAGGAGTTCCTTGGTACTCTTTACACTGCTGACACTCTGTATGGCGTTCAGGTCATGCGTCCAGAAGCAGGCTTCACCCTAGCTGTACTTTAAGCTAAACTGGGGGATTCTTCGGAGTCCCCCTTTCTTTTACTCCCTTTTCTTTTGTTGTCGTAGGAGCTACAATGGCTATATTTAGAGGTGACGGTGGTGCTGGCGACAGTAACAATGACGCTACACTATTAGCTGTTACACAACAAGCTGTCATAGCTACTACGAAAGCAAGTGATGCAGCCGCTAGTGCTGTTGATGCGGCTAACTCTGCAACCACAGCATCTACCAAAGCAACTCAAGCAGCTACTTCTGCTACTGATGCGGCTAACAGTGCCACAGGTGTTGCAAGCTACGCAACAGCAGCAGCTAACTCAGCAACTGCCGCAGCAACATCAGAGACTAACGCAGCTACTAGCGCCACAGCATCTGCTACAAGTGCTACAGCAGCTAGTGCCTCTGAAACAGCCGCAGGAACCTCTGAAAGCAACGCAAGCACCAGTGCTACCACAGCTACTACTAAAGCAGCAGAAGCCGCTACAAGCGCAACCAGTGCGTCTACGAGTGCTTCTACGGCAACAACCAAGGCATCAGAGGCTTCCACTAGCGCCAGCAATGCCTCAACCTCCGAAAGCAATGCTGCTACGTCAGCCTCTGGTGCATCTACTTCAGCCACTAACGCAGCTAGTTCAGCTACAGCATCTGCTGGTTCTGCAAGTGGTGCAGCTACATCAGCCACTAACGCAAGCAACAGCGCCAGTGCAGCTAGTACATCAGAGACTAATGCTGCTACTTCAGCCACAGCAGCGGCTACATCTGCTACTAACTCTGCTACGAGTGCTACAGCCTCCGCAGGGTCAGCTACAACAGCTACCACTAAGGCTAACGATGCAACATCCTCTGCTACAGCAGCAGCTTCCAGCGCATCTACAGCGTCTACCCAGGCAAGTAATGCAGCCTCTAGCGCCAGTGCAGCAAGTGCTTCAGAGACTAACGCTGACAACTCAGAGACAGCAGCAGCTACTTCTGCAACCAACGCAGCCTCTAGTGCTACAGCAGCAGCCAGCAGTGCTACAGCAGCAGCTACTAGCGCATCTAACGCAGCTAGTACATTAGCATCAGCGGCACTGAAGGCTAACAACCTGTCTGACTTGGCTAACGCAGGCACAGCTAGGACTAACTTAGGCTTAGGCACAGCAGCTACTACAGCGGCTACAGACTATGCCACAGCAGCGCAGGGTGCATTGGCTGCGTCAGCTTTACAATCTAATTCAACTTTAAACGCAAGCAACATGACTACTGGTACGCTTGATGGCGGGACTTACTAAAGGTATATAAACATGGCAACAAAAATTGTAACTAAGAACAGCTCAACCGCTTCAGCAGTTCCAACAGCAAGTGATCTTGTACAGGGTGAACTGGCGGTCAACGTAGCTGACAAGCGTCTATTTACTGAAGATAATGGTGGCGATATTGTTGAGGTGGGCACTAACCCTAGCACTCTAACAGTCACTGGCGAAATCACAGCCAACGGCGGCATAGCATTAGGCGACAATGACAAGGCTACATTTGGTGCTGGTGATGACCTAGAGATTTACCACGATGGTAGTAACTCTATTATCAAGGACGGCGGCACTGGAAACTTAAACATTCTTGCAGGCCAGTTGCGAATTAAAAACCCAACAGATGCTGAGTCTCTTATTGAAGCAGATGTAAACGGCGCAGTTAGGCTTTACCACGACAACGCAGCCAAACTAGCCACCACCAGCACAGGCATAGACGTTACTGGCACAGCCACGATGGATGGTTTGACTGTTGGAGATGGACACACACTCGGTGATGATGATTTTGATAATTTGTTAATTGAATCATCTTCGGGCGAAGGTATCCGCCTTGTTGATAATCATGCAACAAATTCATTAGCTGTAGAGTCAAATGTTGGTTTTGTTTCCAAAACATTACTAGGTACTAATAGATTTTTTGTAGACCATGCAACAGGAGACATCAGCTTCTACGAGGACACAGGCTCAACGCCTAAGTTGTTCTGGGACGCGTCTGCGGAGTCGTTGGGTATTGGGACTAGTTCGCCATCTTCTTTCGCTGGAGACTGCACACTTGCTCTAAATGACTCTGGAGGGGCAAGGCTGGGACTAAATGGTTCAAGTAGATTCTTTTACATAGGTTGCGATAGCGGGTCAGACCGCTTGGAGATTGGACGTAGGATTAGTAGCAACACGACAGACAGTCCTGATGTTGTTTTAGACGGCTCTGGCAACCTGTTGGTGGGTGCTACTTCTAATGCTATAGGTGATACAGGATTTAAATTTAATTCTACAGGCTTTGCGCGTAGTGAAAGGTCAGGCACTGGCGCTCAAGGTCATATTACTTTTACTAACGGAAACGGTGATGTGGGGAGTATTACAACAAGCGGCTCATCAACATCCTACAACACTTCTTCAGACTATCGCCTTAAAACTGACGCACAGCCAATGACAGGTGCGACAGCGCGTCTTAAAGCATTAAAGCCAGTTAACTTTGAGTGGATTGCTGACGGCACTCGCGTTGATGGCTTCCTAGCGCACGAAGCTCAAGAGGTTGTACCTGAGTGTGTGTCAGGCGAAAAGGATGCGATGCAAGAGCAGGAGTATGAAGTTACTCCAGCAGTCTTAGACGAGGAAGGCAATACAGTAGAAGAAGCTGTGATGGGTGTTAGGTCTGTTCCAGACTATCAAGGCATTGACCAGAGCAAGCTAGTGCCTCTGCTTGTAGCAACTATACAAGAACTAGAAGCGCGTATAACTGAACTGGAGAACAACTAATGGCAGTAACTTGGACAATCTCAACCCTAGAACGCAACACTGATGACGGTGTTGTAGTAGCACATTGGCGAGTTTCAGACGCTGACGGTGAACACACAGGCAGCAGCTATGGCACTTGTGGCTTCACTCCTGACGCAGATGCTGACGGCTACACAGCCTACGCTGACATCACAGAGGCTCAGGTTATCGAGTGGGTAAAGGCTGACGTTGATGCTGACGCTGTAGAGGCAAGCATTGCAGCACAGATTGCAGACAGCAAAGCACCAGCGATTACTGCTGGAGTGCCTTGGTAATGATCGACCCCGTCACGGCCATCAGCATAGCCACTAACGCCTTTGGTACTATCAAGCGCATGGTAGCTGCTGGTCGTGAAGTAGAGGATACACTAGGACAGATAGGGCGCTGGTATGGCGCTGTGAGTGATTTAAATGAATGTCAACGCAGAGCAGAAAACCCGCCCTTGTTTAAGAAGATTGTTGCGTCACAATCTGTTGAGCAAGAAGCAATGCAGGTATATGCTCACCAAAAGAAAATACAACAACAAGAGAAAGAACTTAGAGAACTCCTGATGTACACCTATGGTGCAACAGGCTACAAGGAGTTAGTAGAGTTGCGTAGGAAGATTAAAGAGCAACGAGAGAAGACTATATACGCACAGGAACGCAAGCGTAAGGCAGTATTCTGGAACACTATACAGATCACAGGCATCCTCGTATTAGCCACTGGTTTTTACTTAACAATCTCTTGGATCATAGGACAAGGAAATGGATGAACAAACTAAAGACGTACTAGACATAGCAGCAGGCTCTACAGCATTAATGACAATGATAGCTTGGCTGCCGCCAGTAGCGTCTTTGTTGACGATTGTGTGGCTAGGTATACGCATCTACGAGTCTGACACTGTGCAGAAACTAGTGCATGGTAAGAATCAGCTTGACAAACAAGACTAAATAGTGTATAATATATGAGTATTTTAAATAGTTTAATAGGGCCAGTGACAGGTCTTTTAGATAAATTCATTGAAGATAAAGATAAGAAAAATGCTATCGCCTTTGAATTAGCTACTATGGCTGAGAAGCATGCTCAAGAATTAGCTAAAGGTCAGATAGAGGTTAACAAGACTGAAGCAGCACACAAGAGTTTATTTGTGGCTGGCTGGCGACCCGCTATAGGCTGGATATGTGGACTAGCCTTATTCTATTCTACTATCCTAGCTCCAATACTAGGCATCTGGTTTACTGTCCCACCTGTTGATAGCTCATTACTCACAAGTGTACT